TGCGTTAAAGCTTAATCCTAATCATTGGCGGGTTAAATCCAATTACGGGATTTGTCTGCTTGGTCTTAATGATTGGAGTGGGTGGGATTACTACTCTAATTTGTGGGGAACCCCAAAAAGACCGAAGAAAAGGTGGAAGGCGGAGCCTGATTGGGACGGAACCAAGGGGCAGAAGATTATCGTCTACTCCGAGCAGGGATTAGGTGACGAGATTTGTTTTTCCTCGATGATCCCAGACGTTTCAATAGATTGTGATGTTGTTTTTGAGTGCGATTTAAGGCTTTCCAATTTGTTTGAAAGGTCTTTCCCCAAGGTAAAGGTCTACGGGACTCGTTACCACAAAAAACCTTGGGATAGTGGGGATGCTTTGGTAGAGGCTTCGATTTCCTCTGGGGAATTGGGCAGGTTCTACCGAAGGAGTGATGATTCTTTCAGTAAAGAGCCGTTTTTAAAGGCTTGCCCGTATCGGAAAACGATGTGGAGGGCCTTGTTTGATGCGAAGAAAAAACCAGTCATAGGCATTGCGTGGACTGGCGGGACTCAGAGGACTAACGCAAAGTTCCGAGAGTTAAGCCTTGAGGCGCTAGACCCCATATTGAAGTCTGTTGATGCTCATTGGGTGTCTTTGGAGTATCGAAATTCGTTTAATGAAGTCTCCGCAGCGAAAGAGAGGGGTATTGATATAGAGCAGTATCCCTTTGCGACGTTAACCCCTGATTACGACGATACCGCCGCACTGGTAGACGAGTGCGACTTGGTTATCTGTATGCAAACTGCCGTTGCTCACCTGGCTGCTGGTCTTGGGAAGGATGTATGGACTCTTGTTCCCAAGACTACCGGCTGGCGATACGGTGAGGAAGGGGATTCGTGTATTTGGTATCCCACGATGAAACTGGTTAGAGAGAATGACGGGTGGGGTGGGGCTATTAACCAAGTTGTGAAGATGCTCAATGACAGATACACGGTTCGCAGGGCTGCTTAGTCAGATCATCGACAAGCTGGATATTAAACAGGTTCTTTTTTTCAAGACAGAATCAGAGATATACAAATCCATAAGACCCAATCATCAGGTGGCGATTCAACTGTCCTCTGATGGTGCCGCCGTTCCGAGCCAGATGGTTTATTCGGACAATCTGCACAAGATGGGTTTTCTAGGATTTGAAGAAACGCTGGAACGGCTGAAAACGCTCACCTTGCAGGTGGGCTTTTTTTACGCCCGTATTCCAGAAAAAGAAGTCACGGAGTCTACAGATATAGACCAACCCGCAGACTGGTGGATTCAAAAGCTGATTAAGCATTTTGACATTCAGACATTCCAGAGACTGCCGGATGGGTTTTACGCGGTGGTCTATCCCAAACCTGTAGAGATCATTCATGGCATTTGATACTTACTCCAACTTCAGAACAGCAGTGAGGACATGGCTAAACATGCCTGACCTTACTACCACGGCTGTTGATGATCTTGTCACCGTTGCGGAAAACAGGATCAACGATGAGCTTTGGGTTCGTGAGCGCGAAACGGCCCTTGCTGTTTCTGTCTCTGGTAGCTCCGTCCCTATTCCTTCTGATTACGAGTCCATGAAACATGCCTATCTTGACTCGGCACCTATCATCCCCCTTCAAAAGAAATCCGCAGAGTGGATATATCAAAACTATATTTATCGCTCTGAAAGCGGTCGCCCTGCGTTTTACGCGGAAGAAAACGACACCTTCATTTTTGGGCCGATTCCTGACTCCACATACACGATGAAGGGTGTTTATTACAAAACCTTCACATCTATGGCTGCGTCTGGAACCACTAATGCTTTGTTCTCTGCGTATCCAGAAATCTATCTGTTCGCTGCACTTTCTGAGGCATCTCCTTTTATCGGACAGGATCAAAGGCAGGTATGGGAGATGAAATATCAACAAGCCGTGAGTCGTGCGGTATCAAAAGACAAAAAAAGACTGTTCTCAGGCTCCCCCCTGGCGGTAACAGTCGCATAAGAGGAAAAAATGTCTTTAACTTCCGCAGAGCGACAGGCTCGATATAGGGAAAAACATCCTGAAAAGATAAAAGCATACCGTCTTGCTAACAAAGAAAAATACATGGCTTGGCGAAAGAATAATCAAGAAAGAATAAACGCACTAGCCAGAAAAAAATACGTCAAGAAGCCAAAGCGCCAGCCGTTTGACGAAAAGTCGTGGAGGGCTGAATGGAAAGAAAAAAACCTTGATTGGTATTTAGCCAGGTCAGCCCAATTCTCGGCAGAAAGACGAGCCAAGCAGAGGTTGGCAACGCCAGCATGGGCAAATAAATTTTATATACGCGAGATTTACCATCTTGCGCGACTTAGAACCAAGCATTCAGGGATTAAGCATCACGTAGACCACATCATACCGATATATGGCGAGACAGTGTGTGGTTTGCATACAGAGCAAAACCTTCAAGTAATTCCGGCAACGGAAAACATAAGAAAAAGTAACGCTCTTTTGGAAACCGTAGCCATTCCAAGAGAATATAAATTTTTGGCCGCGAAGGAGGCTATTTAATTGGCAGATACCACTTTTACCAATAATGTCACATTGACTGATGCCGATTGGTTCCAAGATGTAAACCGTCTGCATTACACAATTCTCGGAGACCCGGCAGATGCTGCTGATGTTCGCTCTGCGCTAGGTAGTTTTGTCCCTGCTGGTGTAATTTTAGATTTTGCTGGCACTTCCGCGCCGACTGGCTATCTTGGATGCGATGGCTCAAATGTAAGCCGGACGACTTATTCTGCGCTGTTTGCAGCCATCGGCACTACCTGGGGTTCTGGCGACGGCAGCACGACGTTCACATTGCCGGACTTCCGGCGGCGCGTTGCGGTTGGCTCTGGGGGCACGGGCACAGCTACTCTTGGAAACGCCGTTGGCAACACCGGCGGGGCTGAGACACACACGCTGACTGTGGGCGAAATGCCAGCACACACACACACGGAAACAACGCACGTCGGTGGAACCGGATGGGGCGGGTTTGACAACGTGCAACAGACAAGTGGCACGACAGGATCAACAGGTGGCGACGGCGCGCACAACAACATGCAGCCGTCTGCTGTGGTCCTCAAGATTATCAAAACGTGAGGGGTCTCATGATTATTCTGAAACGGCAGTTGCCCTGCGATGAAACTGTTTTTGTTCAGAAGTTGAATGATTACAAGGCCGCAGTGGCTGTGCATTCGCAGACCACCGCAATACCGGCCCCGGTGCCAGAGTTTGAATTGTTCAGGCTGATTGTAGAGCGCGGTGGGAAGGTTTCCATTGTTGATGGGGACGACCCGTTGCCCGTAGAGGACTTGCCCGCGCCGATTCAAGCAATTACCGCGCTGGAACGAAATAATCCTTTTACCCATCGCGGCCACAGAGAGCAGTCGCTGGGGCTTGATCTCATCCTGCGGAGCCTTGTTTCCAAGATCAACGCGCTGGATGCCGAGATCGCCGTGCTGGCCAACCGCACACCAGCGCCACTACCGAGCATTCCGGTGACGCACTTGATAACAGTCGTCAAGGCGGTAGATGACGCGATAAAAGCGGAAAGGGCGAAGCTGTGACCTTGCTTGCGCTTTTCCTTTCCGGTTATGCCGTTGCCGTGGTGTGTTGGGTTTTGTATCTCGCAATTATGAACATTGCAAGAGTCAGGCATGAGCTTCACCCATTCGCTAAATTCAATGCCTACTTCATCGTTTTGCCTGTTGGTTACTTATTCGACGCGGCACTAAATCTCATTGCTTGTGCATTGTTTATGCGCGTTCCTAAGGATTGGCTGCTGACAGGGACTTTAAAGCGCATTCAAAACACGGAGCCTTCAGGTTCTTGGCGTGAATCTGTTTCGTCTTGGGTATGCGTCCACCTTCTGAATCAGTTTGACCCCAAAGGGAGCCATTGCTGATGCCTGAATTCCGCCTCCCTGTAGCTGGCCCGTATAACACGCGGGTAAACGCTTCCAATGGTCTTACTTCGACCTCTGGAATCGTGGGGGCTGGTGTTGTCGGGTCAATGGTCGTCGGTCGTGGCGCCGGAGCTTCTACCAAGGATCGCAGATTTGTAAATTGCTGGACGGAAACGATTAGCGACCCTATTCAGAATTCAAAGACTGTTTACCTTGTCAAAAGGCCCGGTTTCGCTCCGTTAAATACGCCTCAGTCTGGTTCGATTGGTAATCAGATCATGGTCTGGACTGGCCAAGGAACGGGAACGAAAGTAATCACGGCTTTTGGTGCTACCAATTCATCTATTTATGACGGGACGACTCAACTAGTAACGAATAACGCAGATACCACTGTCATAACTGGTAAATGCACAGGCATCACAGAGACCATTATTTCAGGGACTGCGACACTAGCTTTAACTTCTGATGACTCTACGGCTTGGTATTACCAGCCTTCGGGAACTGTTACTAAAATCTCCGATGCGGACTATCCTGGGAACGCTGGAAAGACTGTTGTAGGGACTTTTGCTCACATGGACGGTTATACCTACGTCCTGACTCAAGACGGTCTCTTGTATAACTCTGATTTGAATTCCGTAACGGCTTGGTCTGCCTCCTCTTATCTTTCTGTTAATTCCTACCCGGATAAAGGTGTGGGGATTATTAGAAAGGGCAACAAGATCATGGCCTTCGGGTCGGAGTCGATTCAATTTTTCTACAATGCCGGGAATGCCATAGGCTCCCCTCTGTCGAGAATCGAGCCGATGACGGTGAAAGTTGGTTGTTCTAACGCCGACGCGATTACTCAACTGGGGAACGATGTTTACTGGGCTGGTTCATCTCCTGAAGGTGGGTTAGCGGTTTACGGATACTCCGATTCAATCCGTAGGATTTCCTCCCCTGAGATTGACAGGATTTTAGTTTTAGCTGGTGCTTCAAATATCTCGCTTTCCTCGTTGAAAATATACGGTCGTTCTTTCATCGTAGTTAATGCGTCTACGGTAACTTTTGTTTACTGTTTAGAGGAAGGTCTGTGGCATCAATGGACTTCAACGACTCCGTTGTGGTCTAAATGTGCCGGTGTTTCCGCAGGTAATGAGCAAGTTACTTATTCGATTAGCTCCCTCTCTACTTCAGGGAAAGTCTTTGTTATTAACCCTGCATCCTATGTCTATCAGGACAATGGAGTAGCTTTCACAGCTACGGCGCAATCAGGACTGATGGGGTCTGGACGGAATAGGGTTTCCTATTACGACATCGAGTTAATCGCGGATACAGAATCCTCCACCTCGGAAGTAACTGTGGCTGTATCAGACGATGACTACGCGACTTCTACTGTATTGGGGACGATTGACCTATCCCAAACAAGGGGCCGGATTCCGCTTGCGGGTAGTGCTTACAGAAGGTCTTGGATTCTCACTCACTCTAGTAACACTCCGTTCAGGATTGAAGCTTTAGCCGGTAGAACAATAGAGAGCGTGAATTGATAAACGCCCCTCTGTCTGAGCAGTCGTTTAGTTATCGAGACATCACAGGCCAGGATAAGTGGACATCGTTTGACCCTGTTTTCGGGTCTTTAACTGTGGTCGGTGCTACTAGTTATACAGGGCGGTATCGGATTGTCGGGAAGTCCGTTCAATTTCAGGTCAAGTTTTCCGCTGCGACTTCCATAGCGTCTACCGCAGGAACGGATTATCTAAACCTCCCTGTTACCGCTTCCGGGCTTTGTGGAATGGCGGTAATGACCAATGACACGACAAATATATCTGTAGGTGTCTGTCATTTGGATGTATCAACTTCACGATGCTACCTACCTACACAAACAGCATCAGGTAATACTTTTAATCTCTGCGGCTGGTATGAAATTTAAGGAATAAAAATGGCCCGACTGACACTAGAACAAATTAAAAACATGATTCCGAACTTTGATTCGGCAGTCAGTTCCATGGGATATACCTATGGTGGATTGGATGATGATAACGTCCCGATTTACTACGATCAAAACGGTGACGGCGTTCAATTCTCCGACGAGGACATCCAAAACCTTGTTGGAAATTCTAACGGTGAGTTGACTAACTTCCAGACTGAATCACTCAGGGATCAAGGTGTTATCAACGCGACTACTGCGAATGACGTTAGCAAAATAAACTCCCAATACGGGACGAATTTCCAGGGCGGTGATGATTACTGGAATTACGTCTACGGCGGTGGTGATCGGGTCGGAGATTACTGGGTTCTCCCCGAAGGCCAGAAATACGACCAGTATGCCAATAACCCGCTTTCTGTAAGTCATTTTGAC